CTGACTGTTTCTTGGAGGAAATGGTTTGGTGCCTTCATGAGTGCCATGATGCGTTGTCACACGGAAAGTGGCATGGCTCCCGGCATTAACCCGTTTACTGACTGGTCAAGGTTGGCTACTTTGCTTCATTCTAAGGGTGATGCAGTTTTTGACGGCGATTTCAAGGGTTTTGACGCTTCTTGCCAGCCTAGCCTTTATGCGCATCTTTTGGATTTTATAAATGAGTGGTATGACGATGGCCCTGAGAATGCCAGGGTGCGCACTGTGCTTTGGGAAGAGTTGGTGCATTCTAGGCATGTGGGCGGCTTTGGTTTCGATCAGCGCTTCATTTACCAGTGGAACAAGTCTTTGCCTAGTGGTCACCCCTTCACCACTGTTGTCAACTCCATGTACTCTTTGACTTTGCTTGTGTCTGCTTATTATGTCAACACTGGTGATTTGCTTGGCTATTGGAGGAATGTTTACTCTGTCACATATGGTGATGACAATGTGTCCAATGTGTGTGACCGGGTTTTGCCTATGTTCAATCAACGGACGGTTGCGGAGGCGTTGGACGGTGAGTTCAACGTTGTATATACGCCCGGTGATAAGGGGAAAGTTTTTAGGACGGACATGAAGCTTTGCGACGTGTCCTTCCTGAAGAGGCGTTTCCTGTTTGATGATGGTTTGTGGTACTGTCCTCTTGAGCTTAAGAGCTTTCTATACACCATTTATTGGTGCAAGAACAAGAAGCTTGAGCGTGCCATAGCCTGTGATGTGCTGGAGAATGCACTTTTGGAGCTTAGCATGCATCCCAAGGAAGTTTGGAATGAGTATGCTGTACAGATCAGGGACAGGATGAATCTGATCGGGCATACGCCTCAGTGTCCTGTCACAAAACCAGATTATGAGCGAATAATGCGCATGCGCGCTGACGCTTACTTTTGAGACGATTGCAAATACGCGCCACGCACATGTAAATACCTGGAGGCACGGGAAAATGCGTGGTGGACAGGGCGTCGTCAGTTACCGTAGCTTTTTAGCTTTACTACTCAGAGTCGGTATAACTCAGAGAGGTGCTTCCCTTTGCGAGCCTTTAAGACGAGGCCGCTTAGTAAACTGTCTTGCTTCATCCAATACATCAAACAATGGCCCAGCGCCACTTCGGGACATGCAAACAGATTGTTCCAATATTGATTCCCTGGCTATTGCCAACACTGCCGAGGATACGGGCGTTACGTCTTTCGTTCAGGACGCTTGTGAGTCAGCCATGGCTTTGGGTGCGCATTATGTGCGCCCCAAGCAACTTGTGGATGA